CACGAAGCAGGTTCAGCATGAGCACCGATAGAGCAACATTGCCCAATGAAGTGTTCATATCGCCACTCATTCGACCACCCTCAGTGGTCCATGACAAGTGACAATCATGCGCCTGCAAAGTGCAAACATTTTTAAGTTGGCACTCCAACAACCTCCGCAGAGTTGAATCATTACCATACACTCCCAGGTATATGGAATGCTCAGCACGCAGCGCCGCCTCGCTAACATGCTGGTCAAACCGAGAAGCGTCCAACCCCACAGCAACTGCCCCACCGCCATGGTGCTCCATATGCTGTCTGATTACGTCTCCTCTCTCTGTGGAATTGGCACACTTCAAAACCGTTTTCAACACAGGATCAGAGATCAAATCCAATGCGTGGTAGACACTCTTCTCCAACGGTTTCAAGTACTGCGCCAAACGGATGTTGTACCGGGGGCTACGAGGGGAGATGATGCGGGCGGTTGGTATCCCGTCCACAACAAAGTGCTTTTCTGGCTTGACGAAGCACCGAACACGGGCGTCCTTGCTCAAGCCAGCCAGTCCACTGACTCGTTTGGCCACATTGTGGTAAAACTTACGCTTGCACGCGTCCCATGTAAGGGCAACCTCCTCCAAAGGGAGGAGCGCGGGTCGGGGGCATAGCTTTACCACCTTGCGAACATACTTGTCCATCCCACCAAAGCTCAGTGGATTAGGTAACGGAGGGGCCAAAAGCTGATCACCTACAGGACGACCGAGCACGCGTTTGCAAATGGCATCTACCGCCACTGCACCGCCAGTCCCATGGGTTATGACCGATCTGCTTTCCTCAACGAAACCCACCCCTATTATGTGCCTAGGAGAGCGGCAAGTGGATGACCCCGCGCGTACTCGCAACGCACCGGCGGTGGGTAGCTTAGGCAGCAAATCACTGCAAACCTTAGCTAGGTAATCCTCCACCGCCGGCGTCTGCACGGGGCACCACTAACGATTGAGGCGGCGCGAAAACGCACCGCCTCTCGTGTGGGTCAGAGCATCCCTAAGATCCCTCTCCTCGTGGGTGTTGTACAAAATGGCTCCTATAACCCTAGGCATCCACATTGCAGCGTCACGTTTTCGGAGGTCGGGGATCTTCTGGAACTCACTCTCAACCCAATTACGGACGACGAGAGCATCAGCAATCGTCGCATCACATAAGGCAAATTTTGCCCGACCGTGCGCGATAACTGCAGCCACTGGCCCGTCAGAAGAATGTGCCAAAGCAACATCCCTCTTAGCCCTCCTGACTGTGTTGACAAGGCCCTTGGACTTTTGGTCCAGAAGCATGCCGTTAAGCCAAGAGAACAGATCCGCAGTGCCGGCACTCCTGTGCGTCGGCTTGATGCTTTCTGCCCCATCTGGCACCGTCTGGGCGTACCGTTTGATTGGTCGACCAATGACAAGTGCTAACTGGGCGATTGCTAGTGCACTTAGCACCATCACGCCGCCGATAGTAAACATCTGGTGATTACCCATGCCGCGACCGGATGGCATTTCGGCCATCAAGGGATCCCGTTAGGTTATAG